TACGGTGAAATTCTGGCGCGCGTGCATGACCTTGGCAACACCAGTGGTGGTGGCGATGCAATGGCCGAAGTGCATGGGCTCGTGAAGATGCTGCAGGATCAATCGGACCAAAACCTCCAGGCATGGGTGGCGGCCAAGCACTACGCGGATCTGAGCACGCTCTCTTTTCACAATGGTCCGGTGATGGTGCATCGGATTCCTGATTACTTGAGTTCGCGCAGGAAAGTTATAGGAGCAGACAAGATCGCTCTGTTGGTTTTCGACGGGTTGTCTTTGGATCAGTGGGTACAGATTCGTGAACGCTTGATCGAGAACACCAAGCGCTTCGCTTTTGATGAAGGCACCTCCTTCGCGTGGCTACCCACGGTAACTTCTGTTTCGCGCCAGGCAATGTTCTCCGGGCGCAAACCCCGTGAATTCGAAGACTCCATCGGGCATACCAACAAGGAAGAGTCGTTGTGGAAGGCGTACTGGCAAGAGCAAGGCGTCAAGCCGAACGAAATCATGTATCAGCGTTCGCTGCGCCAGGTGGAGCAATTGGATGCGTTGGCAACTGCTCTTGAAGATCGCCGACCGAAAATTGTGGGCCTGGTAATCGATGAGGTGGACGATCGCCTGCACAAGGAACGATCGAAGCAGGATGTGGCGCTGTGGATTGCGAACTGGCTCAAGACGGGGTTTGTTGAGCGCTTGTTCTCCCTGCTGCTGGACAAGGGATTCCACATTTATCTGACAGCTGACCACGGCAATGTCGAGGCTGTCGGCATGGGGCGACCAACCCAGGGAGATATTCCAGAGACGCGGGGGGAACGCGTTCGGGTGTACCGCAGCGAACCATTGCTGGCCGATTCTGTGGCGAGCTACCCAAATACGGTGAAGTTGGACATCGCTGGACTACCGGCGAACTTCATGCCCTTATTCGCAGGCGGGAGAACGGCTTTTGTTACCGACGGTGAGCAGGTGGTTGTGCACGGCGGTATCTCGGTAGAGGAGCTGATCGTCCCCTTTGTGAAAGTTAATTACGTGATTGGTAAAGAATGAAAACATCAGCCCCGCAAATCGGGTTCGATCGGTTCATTCAGCTTGATTGGGCAGCTGCGGCACTGAGAGTACGTGCGGGAACGGCTGGGCTTGATGATCTGAATGCACTGCTCGACGTAGCCGAGCTTGGCCTTGAAGCCAGGAAAAAAACACGAACGGTCTTGAATCGGCTGTGGCTAGAGCCGCGCGCCGAACTGGTTGCCTTTGCCGACCAGGGAGCCAGCCTTTACAAGGCGCAGCCGGACATCCCGGTCGCAGCACTTTGTTGGGGTATGGCCGTCGCTTGCTATCCATTCTTTGGGAAAGTGGCGGAATTGGTAGGCCGCCTTTCGTCCATTCAGGGCGACTGTGCCTCAGCCGAGGTCCACCGACGAATGAGTGAGATCTACGGCGAGCGCGAAGGCACGAGACGCATGACCAACATGGTCATCCAGACACAAGCAAGCTGGGGCGCCGTTGAACGCGTGGAAAAAGGAAAACGGGTGCTTCGCCTTGCGCCGAGAGTGATTGATAACGACGTTGTCACTGCGTGGCTCATTGAGGCGGCATTGCGCTGTACCGGCAAGCCCGTCTCACTAATGACTCTGCAATCACTGCCAATACTGTATCCCTATACTTTTACCCAGCCATTGGGTTACGTCGTTTCAAACTGCGACAGTCTGGTACTGCGCACGGAAGGCCCCACCAACCAGTTTGTGGCGCTGCGCGAAAGCATTTAGAAAATATTTGAAGGATTTATTGTTATGGCACGTATTGAGAACCACAAGTTCAGTATCGAGGAAGCGTTCCGGGAGTGTTTCTACATTGTCCCCGACTATCAGCGGGAATATGTCTGGACGGACAAGGAAGTGCATCAGTTGCTGGATGACATCAACGAGCAAATTGATGCCGGCTCTGTCCGCGAATACTTCATCGGCACTGTGCTGGTCTCTCCGACCGATCAAAAAAATCACTACGAAGTCATAGATGGCCAGCAGCGGCTCACGACATTTTTCCTGCTGCTGTGCGCCTTGAAGTATCTGTTCCAGGGTGAGGCGCAGCGACAAACCATCAGCGGATTGATCTCGACGAGCTATACCGACAGCGATGGCGAAACGAGGACCAGTCTGAAGCTGGAACCTCGTTACGAAAATGCTGGCGATGTCATGGCCAAACTGGTTGAACTGGATAACGACCCACAAGTTGTTCGTGCCGGCATCCAGTCTGCCGGGATCCCGAGTTTCGGATCACTGGAAAACCTGGTCAATGCCTACGGTACGATTTACCGATACCTGAAGGACAACTACGACGACACGCCGAAACTGAAAAAGTATTGGGGCTACCTGGCCAACAATGTTGTGTTCATCCAGATATCCACCGATGTCAGCAGCGCCTTAAAAATCTTCGAGACCATCAACGAGCGCGGCGTGGGTCTGAACCCAATGGACTTGCTGAAGAACCTGTTGTTCACGCAAGTGAAACAGGCTCAGTTCACCCAGCTCAAAGACGAGTGGAAGAAGATCACCAAGCCGCTGGAGAAAGAAAAAGAAAAGCCACTGCGTTTCCTGCGCTATTTCCTCATGGCCAACTACGTCATCAAGAACGAGCGCGGCGATGCGGTGGTGCGCGAGGACGAGATCTACGACTGGTTCATCGCCAAGGACAACTCGGCTCTTTGCGACTACGCCAACAAGCCCTTCGAATTCGTCCGCAAGGTCATTCGCAACGTCGAGCATTACCTGGCATTCGCCAACGGCCTGGGCAACGATGGCAAGTCCAATCTGGCGATGGATAGCCTCAAGCGGCTTGCTGGCGGTGCGTTCAGTTTGCACTACGTCCTGTTACTGGCGGCGGCCAATTTTCCCAAGCCGCTGTTCGACCATTTCGTGTCGCAACTGGAAAGCTTCCTCTTCTATTACATCTTCACCAAAACGCCGACCAAGGATCTGGAACGTAGCTTCTCGCTTTGGGCCGACGAGTTGCGTGCGATTGCAGAGGCCAGCGATCCGATGAAACAAAAGGCTCAACTCAACGCCTTTGTCGCCGACCGCTTCGAGAAGAACATGGCCGGCAAGTCGCAGGAACTGGCCGATGCCCTCAAACGCTTCACCTTGTATTCGATGCAGCAGTACCGAACACGGTACCTACTGGCGCGGCTGACGCAGCACGTCGAGATGGCCTTCAGTGGGCTGAAGCTGCCTGGCAGCCTGGAGCCGTTCACCAATTTGGAAATCGAGCACATCCTGCCTAACAAGCCAGAGGGGGATCTGCGTGGAAAGTGGGCCACCGAAAACCAGGGTCTTGCCTACGACGACTACAAGAACCGGCTTGGCAATCTGACCTTGCTGGAAAAGCCGATCAACATCGTCGCAGGCAACGATTTCTACACTGCCAAACAGGCCGAGTACCGCAAGAGTGGCAACTACCTGACGCGCAGTCTGGTTGAGCTGACCGACGTCGGTCAGAACACGTCCATCTCCCGGATCAATGCCAAGCTGGAATCGTTCCCGTCATGGGATGCGTCATCCATCGAAAAACGGCACGGTCTACTGATCGCGTTGGCTCAAGAGGTCTGGAAGACGACACCCATCGACGTTTCTTGAAAAAGGTGAGCAACCGTGCCTAATGAGCGTTCATTCATCGATCAGATAGCAGCCAATGCCGGAGAAGATCCTGTTGTGGTCAGTCGCGTCATCGAGGAATTCTGCCTTGGTCTTCGAAGGGAGTTGGATGAGTACAAGGGAATCAACGGTGATTACATCGGGGAACAGCTTCATTGGGATATCAGCAATCGGGCTTTATTTCACCTACTAGGCTTCCTTGACCAGTTCTCCGAAAAATATCAATGGGAACCAGGCTCGGCGCGTGAGTACGTCTCCCGCCTATTCACCGAGGATGAGTGGAAGCCCTTTAGCCAGGAGTATTTCCGTGACAAGACTCCCAACCATCAGCAGTCCGCCGCTTCTGAAAGCGGTGCGCTCGATGAATTTTGCTCAATGGCATACGCTTGTGCAATGAGCCTGATGAGCAACGCCGACTACATACAGAAGGAACTTCCGAAAATCGAGTTACCTACAGATATTCGCGCTTCGGTCGAGTCTCTTTGTGCGGACTGGATCGGAACCAAGCATGATGTCGTCCACGAGCTGGGCGAATTGAAGGAAAGCTCAAATATCGAAGAGCGGGTTCGGCGAATCATGGCCTGGCTCGGCGAAGATATGGTCAAGCTCCAGGAGCAAGTCCGCAATCTGGAGGCGCTGGCCCGATCAGAAGATCGTTTCAAGCTGGCTTATCTGTTAGTCGGCGAATCCGGTGGAAACATTCTGCGAAGTTTCGTTGCAGCAGGTGAGTCTGCGGATCGAGTACTTGAAGGACGCTGATCCGAGATTAGTCGTTGCGAAGCAGCCAAGCAGCCTCAGCCTCCCGTCGTGTGACCAGTCCCGGCAGCACTTTCCCTCCACCATAGATCCATCGCCGTAGCTCAGAAGCGGAGACAGCCCAATCCCGCTGATTGATCCGCCGCCGCAGCGTCGAGGTCTGCAACCGTCCTGCACCGAGATTGAACGTGAAATCCACGATAGCCGCGAGCCGCCCCTCGGGCTCGGTGGCCAGCACCGGGCAATAGCGCAAGGTGGCAACGAGTGCCGATTGGAGATCGCGCGCCAGATAGACCTCGGCCTCGACATTGCTGATCGGTGGGTACTTCGAATCGCAGAGATGTCCGTAGCCAATCGTCCAGTAGCCTGCGGGGCACACGTAGGGAACAGCCGTGATTTCCGTGCCGCGCTTCGCCTTGCGCTCGAACCCTTCGAAGCGCTTGGCCAGCTCGATGGCCGTTTTCGGCACCTCGATCACGATCGCACTCGATCGAAGACCCGCCCAAGGAACCAGAAATTGAGCACCCCGGCCCACAGGGCTTGATCGGCTTCCGTCCACGCATGCAGAATCGCCGCACCCCAGCCAGCGCCAGCAGTCACGGCAGCCACGAACGCCGCCGTCTTGGCCGCACAGTACAGCGCCATGAACCAGTAGGTGATCACAGGCCGCACGCTGGAGGACAGCGCATCAGCCCATGCCACGCCAGTTTTCTCGCCCTGGCCGCGCACCGCATCGCGCAGCGCTTCGATGGCCCCGGTATTCCAGGCTGCGTCAGCACTGGCACCGATCTCACCCATGCGCTGTGCACCACGCAACTTCTCGAACTCCAGCGCCTTGTCCTGCATGAACAGTTCGTGACTGCGCTCGCCATTGCGGTCCAGCCATTTGAGGATTTCCGGAGCGAGGCGAAACGCACCACCCAGTAAGCCGCCGAGCAGTGTCTCAATCATTGCGCACCTCCGAACAGCTTGAGTTTCACGAATGCGCCGGCGAGCAGCGCCATCACCAAACCCGTAACCAGCATCTTCACCATGGTCAGGCCGGCGGTTTTCTTGGCCTCGGTGAAGGCATCCAGAAGTCCGCGCAGTTCGTGGATGTCACGGGCGGCATCCGGTCCATCAAGGCCAACTTCCGACAGTGCATGCCGGGCACCACGCTCGGCGGCGCGCTCCAGAATTTCCTCGAATTCTTCCTGCGGCAGCGTCACCATCTTGCGCCGCTCGATTTGTGCTGCGTCCATTGTTCAGTCCTCCAGAAATGCGAAACCCGCCTCGAGGGCGGGTTCGGTGGTTGCAAAATCTTCAGTTCAGATCGCGACGCCAGCACTCCATCCGGCAACCTTGTAAGCGGAAAGGATCGCCTCGTCCTCGACAAAGCAGAGCCAGCCCACTTTGGGGACGTAATACTCCCAGGCGCTCGCCACACGGACGGCGATCTGGTTGGTCTTGCCGACCCAGACGCCTGTGGCGGCGGCCGGGACAATGTAGCGATCACCGTCGACGGGGCTCGCCGGCGGCGTCGTCAGATCCCGATCCTTGACCGAGAGTCCGACCACCGCGCCAAGCCGTTTCAGGTTGGAGTCCATGCTGGTGTTCCAGCCCGATTCGCCCAATGTCCAGCCGTAGGTGAGTCCAAGATTGGGATCAGTATTTGCCATCAGGTGCCTCCATAGTATTTGCCATAGTTCAGCCCGTAGCCTGCGCGGTCAACGCTGCGGGTCTGCTTCTGCCAACTGGTGTAGCCGGCGCGCACGGCTTCGATTTCAATCTTGAGCTTGCCGTTGATGCGGCCCAGTCCGCTGTCTGTCGCTTCGTCGGTAGTGAGGTAGGACCAGGCCGTTGTCGAGAGGCCCGTGACGGTTTTTTGCAGCCCGTTGTTCTCGTTGTAGATGCGCACCGTATAGGTGGTGCCGGCTTCGGGGCCGATGTTAGCTTCCGTTTGCGCGACCAGATATACCGTCTGCTGCATCCGGTCGCGGTGAGACCAAGTCAAAGCAATCTGGCCAAGAGTCACCGTCGGCCACATCACGTTATTCACCTTGACGTTTCCCGGCGGATAGGGACGAATCATTCGGCTGGCGAATGTGTAGTTGTCTGCGGGTGCGGCGGACTCGGCTAGTCGTCCGAGTCCTGTCGCAGGGAGCATCTTGACCTGCAGGGTTTCGCCGGACAGGTATTGCTCGGTGATCAGTGCCTCCAGCGCATCGGCAAACCAGATGCGAGCAGCGGCCAGGTGCGGTGCCGGCACGGTATCGAGCACGCCGCGATCCACTGTCACTGTTCCCGCTACCAAATTGATCGCCTTGACCGCCACGATCTCATTGTCGAGATAGGCGTAGGTGTCCAATTTCACCACATCCAGGTCTTGGCCGTTGCCGATGGCGAGTACGGTTGCCTGCTCATCGATGGCATTGGTGACTGTCGCATTGGGCGTAAAGCCCATCGTCTCCACTTCGGCGTAGGCAGCACTGCCCTGGCGGGTCAGCAGTTTGACGTTGAGCGAATCGCCAGAGGGGCGACTGGCGCAAGCGATCAGCAAGCCACCCTGTGGATCTAGTTCGTCCCTGGCCGTCTGCGATTCGCCGACCACTCGTTTGACGACCGTCCACCACGGTGCTTCGCTCAGTCGTCGATACGGAACGGGGGCTGGCGAGGTCAGTGGTGAAACCCATGAGGTCGGCGTCGGCGAAACATAGGAGGCCGACGGCAATCCAAAAATGTCCTCCACGCACTCGATGCGCACCCGGCCATCTGTGAGCGTGCCGTAGGACACACGCACCACCCGCATCACCAATTGGGCGATGCCCAACTCTGGCCAGGTGAACTTGAACACTTCGCCGATGTTGAGGTTGGAGGCCTGCCGGTTGGCGATCAGCGTGGCTTTGGCGAGTGGCACCGAGAGTTGCTTGAGATCACCTAGCGCAACCCGCGAGGCCAGACTGCCATTACTGACACCTGGGTAGTCGACTGTCACCGATGACACCACGCCGCCGGCAAGTTCCAGTGCGGCCAGATCATGCACCGTGATGGCCCCATCCTTGTCGGTGGATCGGTCGCGGTAACGCACGGTGATCTGATTGACCAGTTCTGATTCTGCCGGTCGCGAGAAACTCTCCAGTTCCAGGATGTTCGATGCATCGAGCACCAATAAGCTGGAAACGGTGTAGTCCGCCCTGGCCAGTTTCAGAACGAACTTGCCGGTACGGGGATGCACGTAGAGCGTGCCATCGATATGGCGCAGCACCTCGGCGATGAATTCCTCCAAGGGTTGTTCGCGATCCCACAAGATCGACAAGCCATATTGTTCCGAGGCCAGCGTGTTAGCCGCCGCCTGGAAACTGGGCGCATCGATCTCGCTCGCCGCGTAGCCCAGGCCCCACGTAGCGTTGTTCAGGCACTCGTAAATAATATGCGCCGGGTTGGCGTCCCCATTGATATAGCCACTCCCCAGTGCTGCCGGGGTGGGAATGCGCCGCGCTTCGACGCTCCACGGTTTGACGTAGGGATTCATGGCCGACAGCAAGCATTGCTGGGCAATGAGCGACACCACGCCACGAAAGGCGGGAATCACGGCTCCGAGTTTCTGCTGCAGGTAACCGGAAACCGTTTCGGTCGGCCCACCCATTTTCACTTCGACATAACCCTGGATGCCGCCCTCGCGGGATTCACCACCGAAGAGTTCGGGCGCGTTGATGTAAATCGTCTGTGAGGAGGTGATGCTGCCACTCCAGGCTGTGCGCTCGCCGACGATGATCCGCGTCACCGCATCCACTGGCCCGTGGCATAGCGCCAGATGGAGCCCCGCGTAATAGCGATGGCCAACGACATAGGAAGACGAACCCCCGCCGCTCTTTCCGCCACCGCCCATTTATACGGTCTCCTGTTGCTGTGCGTATTGTTGTTCAATCGCATCCGCCAGCCGGCTGGCCATCGCATCACCTGTGGCGCGCAACCAGTCGGTCGTCACGCCCTGTTGCCGAAAATCGTCGAAGGTGATGCCCTCACGCGGGAACCACTTGCGCAGCCCTGCGTTGCAATAGCCGAAGGCTTTGGCATCGTCATGCGTCACGATCTCCCTCTTCCTCGGGAAGGGGGCTTGGGGGTTGGTCGTCACTTTTTGCCTCCGCTTCCCGACGATTGGCGAATCTCGGTGGTTTTGACGTCGCCATACCAGACCACGTTGGGCTGGTTGACGACACGCGTTCCGAATAGCACCGGAATGGCTTTGCCGGATTCAGCCACCGGCACATCGAGATGGCCAGGCGTCGCGGCCGCCGGTTTCGGCGGCTTGGGCGTAAGCAGCATGCCGATGACTGTCGTGATGACCCAGATTGCAATCTGTACCCACATGATTCAGTCCTCAGACAATGGAGTCGCCCGCGAACGGGTTCTTGACAGGGATCCACGGAAACCCGCCGAAATTAAGACTGTTGCCGAACTTGCTCTGGCAGGTGGCGAACGTCCGGTCACAGCCGGCAAAGGCTTCGAAAGGCACACCCAATGCGAGCCCCGGCAGCACAGCGGAGAGCGTGATGGTGTCGCCGGAGTGGTTGGTGATCATGCGCGGCACACCGGCCACCCGGAGATAGCCTCCGGTCAGCCACGCAGACGCCTGCGAGAGAAATGCGCTGGAGGTGACGTTCAAGCCGGAAAGCGCACTTACCGAGCCGACCACCTTGTACGCCTGGTTGTTCATGCCGCAACCGGGATCGAAAAGCGCATGGCGGCACCCGGTCTGGTAGTGAGCGCGCAAGCCCGGCCGCTTTAGCGCCGTGAAGATCGATTCGCAGCGAATTTTCGCGGTACTGCCGCTAAAGACGACGGAGGCCACGCGCCCCTTCCACCAGGTGATGTACTCCGAGTCACCGAGATGGTTGCGAAACAGCGTGATCGACACCACGCCATTGGGCCGCGCCGCCGCGAAAAGTTGTGCCACGGCGAAATCGCGGGCGCACTCAAGGTCGATGCCGTTCCTCGCAAATTCCGGCGACTGCTCGACGGCAGAGCGCCGAATCACGGCGGGGACATAACTCTCAACCTGATACGTGATCGCTTCCCGGCCACTGGTCACCGTCCACACTTGCTGGCCAAGGACGAAGCGATAGAGTTCGACCGGCTGACCGGCAGCCGCCGAGATTTCCTGCGTGTTGTAGCTCATGAAGGTTTCCGGTCAGGATTTCACGGAGAGCATCGGCAGCGAGACTTCCGCGACACTGTCGGTTTGCCAATTGATCTCGATCTGGTCGGCGTCGAGTCGGGTCTTTTCCAGAAAATAGATCGCGAGCCAGTCTTCGGGGTTGGCGTCGAAGCCGAAGGACTGATTGATCGTCATCACTTCTTCATCACCGATTGTTCCTGCGCCGAAACTCAAGATCGTGCGGAAATACCAGGTGCCATTTTTGTGCAGGAACGCGGCTTCGGTGCGACCCGGCATCGGGTTGAAATACAGCGCGTAGCCGCGCGAGGCGACCGTCATCACCGTCTGGTTCGAGAGGATTTTCTTGACCGGGACGATGGAAGCTTCCCAGGTCGGATGCCAGAACGCGGTCAAGCGGCCCTGACGGGCGGCCAGCCATGCCTTGAAGGCGGCGACCTCAGTGCGGTTCTTGAAGAGGTAGTCGAAGGAACGGCGCACGAAGGGGCGTGCGGCATGGTCATCCACTGCCGTGATACCGATGTCGAAATCCAGGACTTCGGCCAGCCGCTGATAATCACTCTCCACGTCACGCATCCGGTTCGGGCGGGTGATCCAGACTGGGGTCGAGTTAAAGGTCGCGATCGAGTCCTGCTTGGTAATCGCCGTGGTGCCAGCGATATCGAACACCAGTCGGGCGGTTGCGATCGCGTCCGTCACCCGCGAAACCGCCTGGGTTATGCGCAGCCGAGCCGTGCGTGCCGGCGTCACAAACGCGCCTGCCGGCCAGGGTTGTAGCAAAGGCTGCTTCAAGGTCACGGCATTACTGGCGATCGATAGTACTTCGGCCGCTTCGGTGTTGCGGCTGTCCGTACCGATAACCAGGAGTCCGTCGGCCTCGTATTCGAGATTGGTGGTGCTCAGCGGTATCACCGTACTGCCTGCCGCGATTGCTGTCGTCAGCACTCCCTTGTCGGGCCAAATCGGGAGGGCATAGACCCGCGATTGCCAGGCCGACAGCAGCACGTCGAGAAGCGCTGCATCCGCACTACCTACAAGGATTGAGAACTCCAAGGACCGGCGCGGCTTAGCGCGCAAACCGACCCGCTGCTCGGTACCGTCACGCGCAGTGAGGACATCGGTCGCCCACATCAAGCGCTCCAGCCAGCCGTTTGCCCAGTTTGGTTTGAGCCCAAACACCACGACGCGCCGACCAGAGATCGACAGCGTCGGCGCTTCATCCGGGAACTGGAAGGTGAAATCCGCTTCGATCACCGGCGGCCCATCAAGGCTCACCGAGACGTTGTGCAGGCGCGACTCCAGCATGCCGTAGGTCGTTGGCGGATTGGCCGGGGCCGCAAGCGTAATGCCGCCATCGTTTTCCCCGATAACCGCCGACAAGGTCTTGGGGGCGAAGTGGGCGTTCCACACTTCGACCTGGCGCATTTGCGTCGACAGCAGATTGCCCAGTGCGATCTTGGCCGGCAGCAAGTGGACATGGTGATACCAGTCCTGCTCGAACTGGCGAATGATCGTTCCCGAAAAGCCAATCACGATCTCGGCAACCGGCAGGTTGTTGGCCATCGCCCCCGCATTGGGTGGGTTGCTTGCCAATGCGCCGGGAAAAGGCAAGGTCAAGGAGGCTGGCAAGAACTTGTAAGCAGCGCCATAGGCGGGATCAGACGGCAATCCAGAGGGCAAGATGGCTCCAGCGTAAGTCGTCATTTCAGGAAACCGTAGCCGCCGTAACTCATACTGAAAACCATCCAGTCGCTACCGCCGAGCGTGACGATGTCTTTGTTCACGTACTGTCCATTCATGCGCAGCAAGCGCACGCCGGGGGCATAACCCATCATCGAGCAAAAATAACTGGGGGTCGGACGACCAACTTCTATCGTAGCCGGATAGAGTGGCGTCACGCCGTTAAAAGCAATGGGCGAATAACCATCCAACTGGCGCGTGGTCGCCGAATAGAACGCTTTAACGGTTTCCTCACCAGAAGAGTAGTAGCTCCCCGATTTCCACTTGTTGGTGTTGCCGTCGATGTCGGCCCGCACATTGGTGCTGTAGGTGTCCGATAGGAAGGCGCCACCGGTAAATGTGCAGGCCTTGGTGATCGTCCCAAAGATGAGGGGCCCATAAGTCGTACTGGCCGTCTGCACGATGCAGTAACACCAGCCGTCGCCACCAAAAAGGAAATACTCGGCGCTGCCTGACATCTGCGATACGGAAAACGAACCCGAAGCGACGGTTTGCGAACTGTAGGCCAGCCCACTATTAAAGCTTGTCGATCCGTACCAGGCGATGTAACTCGCGTAGGAATGCAGGTTGACGAACTGGCCACTGGCGGCGTGCTGCAGGTGCAGGCGGTAGTAACCCGCGTCGGCCTGATGCAACAACTGTGTATAGCCGCAGGACCCGATGGCAAAGAGGCGGATCTTGTCGAGGAGGTCGTTCGGCGAAGTGGTAACGCCGGATTGAAATGCCATCGCTTACCTCACGCGAGCTTTAAGGCCCAGTAGTCGCTGTAGCCGGTACGGAACACGTCCTGCACCACCAGATGATCGATGCCGCCGACACTGATGATGTTCTCGGCGGCATTGTTGAATCCCGGCACCGCATAGCAGCCATCCATTTCGCCAAGTCCATTCAGAATGAATGGCAGCAGCGGGTAGGAGCCGTCCGGGCATTCGCGCGTGTTGTTGCCCCAACTGTTCGGCCACATCGGCGGCACACCCGTCCATACGCCGGTCGGCGCGTAGTACGCCCCCGAGTAGCCCTGTGACTTGGGCAGATGGTTTCGGTAGGTGTAGCTGTTGCTCCAGCGCGTCGAGCCGTTGTAGGTGCCACCGACCAGCAGTGGATACGGATACTGCCCCGGCGTGGCATAGGGCAGGAATAACCCCAGGTGCATCATTTCGTAATAGGTGCCGGTCTTGGCGACCATGACGATGCGTCGACCGTTGGCCACGATCCAATACGGCATGGCCGATGCCATGAGCAGCGCGTAGAACGTCCCGCTCGGGTTGTACTGGCCATCGAAGGTCTGCGCCGGATTCCAGCCGACAAAGCCGCGCAGTTTCCAGTTGCCGTAGTCCGCACCGGCCTCGGACAGGACGCCGACGTTGATCTGATCGGTGCCGGCAAGACCGGGCCCCCGCAACACCAATTCTGCCGGGGGCCCAGGCACCCAGCGCAGCACCGACCAGCGCTCGCCGGCAGGCAGCATGTCCTGCGTGACGAACTGTTTGAGGCGGTTCAACAGATCGAGATAGTCGGTGGCGGTGCCGCTGGTAAATGCCATGGCTTACCTCAACAATTCACGCACGGCAGAGCCGTTGCGAGAGAGAACATTGAGAATGGTTTTTTCTCCGGCGGCGGAATTGAGATAGTCGGCCGCCATGCCGGGGTCAATGACGTTGACGATGCGCACCGATTGCGACGGTGCAGCGGCGGGCGCAGGCGATACCGCCGGCACTAAACCACCATCGGCGAAGGCCAGTCGCTGCCCACTCCAACGCGGCATGAACAAGCCACCGTTCAAGGCGTGCAAGAACTCGATGCCGACGCGGCGCACGGCATCCGCCCGCAGCACATATTCACCAGCAGAGAGCCGCGCCGGGATGGAGTCACTGGTTCCGGTTCCCGGGCCAGTGACATAACCGCCCGAAGCGAAACCTGCAGATTGAAAGAGGCCGGAGATCAAGCCCCCCAATCCACCACCACCGCCCTTGGTCATGCTGCCAAAGAGTCCCTCGGCGATCTTTTGCGCCGCGATGCGATTGATGGCCGAGAGCACGGATCGAGCGAAATCCCCAAACGCGTCGGAGGCTGATTTCGCGCCTGATCCGATCTGTTCGAACATCGTCGTGAAGGCGTTCTCCACATCGCCGTTGATACGGGTGGCCACGTCATCCGCCACGGTCTTGAGACCCGCCACTTCCACCTTGAGCCGGGCCACCCGGTTGATGGCTTCCTCCGATCCGGTAGCAGTGGCGAGTGCCTGCATTTTCGGGATCATCCCGTCCACTTCGGTGGCCGTCTGCTGATGCAAGGCCAGCACTTCGCGCCGCATCTGCGCCTCGGTAATCATCCCGGCATCTTTCTGCACCTGGAGTTCCCGTTCGCGGATGCTCATACGGTCGGTGACGTTCTGATACTGGCGTTCGAGTTTCGCCAGTTCCGCCATGTCCGCTTCAACGTTGATCAGGCGGGCGACATCGGTAGTGCCGGTGGTGTCGTCCATCCGTTGCAGTTTTTCAATCAGGGGCTGGTATTCGCGCTCGAGCCGGGTGCGGGTGACGTCGCCACCGGCCCCGCCACGAATTTCGGCCATGCGGTCGCGCACGCGGGCCAATTCGTCTGCCAGTTCCTTCTCGGCCTTGGCGGCGGCATGCGCGTTGATAATCTCGACTTCGCCGCGCTTCATGTTGAGCACGATGATCTCGCCTTCGAGCTTCTTCACCTCGGCCTTGGCGCGCAAGCGCTGCGCTTCATCCTTGCCGCCGACCGCCACCGTCGATTGCGCCCTCAGTTCCTGCTGCTTGGCGGCAAGCTCCTGGTCGATGGCTTGCTGCTCAATTTGTGTCTTGCGTGCGTAGTAGTCGCGCACGGACACCAAGCGGTCGTCGAGGGAACGGTCCAGTGCTGTTTTTTGCAGATCGAGACCTTCCTTCAGCACTTTGAATTCGGACTCGGCTTGCGCCTTGACCACGGCGAGTTGTGCACCGGTCGTGTCCTTTTCGGTTCCGCCTGTGGCTTTCTTCTCGCACTTGCCATTGACCCATTGCCCTCCCGACACCACGCAAGCGATCCGCTGCATGTCCTCGGTCGGCTTGCCCGTCGGGGTCTTTTCTTCGGGGCGCTTCGGACTGGTCAGGTCGTCAAATCGCTTCTTGGCCCCCGCCAGTTCCTGCTCCCACTGGGCGAGATTCTTGCGCAGGGTCGCCATCGCACCCTCGTTGAACTTGACGTCGAAGGGCATGAACGGCACCGGGGCCTTGCCGGAGTCGACCTTCTGGCGGGCGGAATCGACCAATTCCTGAATGCGTTTGATCTCGTCTCGTGCCTGCTTGATCTCGGTGCCGTTGAAGATCAGATTACCGACCCCGCCCAAACCGACCCACAACGCCTTCAGCGTTCCGGCCTCGTTGGCTGCCTCGCGCATGGCGTTGGTGATATTGGTCAGTTCCGGCAGAAAATCGCGGGCCAAAGCGATGCCAAGCGAAGAGCTTGAAGCCTTGAGCACCGTGAGGTTGTCGTTGAACGCCTCAGCGGAGCGTGCCGTCTCTGTGGTGAGCTTGAGGCCTAGCCGCTCGGCCTCGGCGGTCAGTTGATTGATGCCAGCTGCCCCCTGATTCAGGAACGGGATCATGTCCATGCCGCTCTTGCCGAACAGCTTTACCGCGAGCGCCGTTTTGACCGCGCCATCCTCGAGGTTGGCGAAGACATCGGCCATCTGGAGCAGCACGGCTTCGGTGGACTTCATGCTGCCATCGGCGTTCTTGACGGAAATTCCCAGGGCATCGAACACCTGCGCCCCGTCGCCGATGCCTGTATTGGCCTCGGCGATGTTCTGTGACAGCCCCTTGATCCCTTTCTGCAAAGTCTCCAGGCTCACATCCGATAGCTGCGCGGCGAAGTGCAAGGTCGATAAGGCCTCGACCGAGATGCCAATCTTCTGCGACAACTTGTTCAGCTGATCGGCCGCATCGATGGCGTTCTTGATCATGGCAGCGAAGCCGGCCACAGACAGCGAAACGCCCAGGCCCGCCAGGAGTCCTTTGACCCGGTTCGATTCATTCCCAAGCTTGGCGAGATTGCCACGAATTGAGTCGAAGGCCGAGCGGGTCTGGTCGACGGCGGTAATCAGCAGTTGGGCACGATCCTGAGTCACGACGGGTTCATCTCTCTCAAATCTTGTTCAGTTGCTTCTCAATGGCACGGGCCAGGACGGGCAACTGGCCGCGCACCGTGCCTTCCAGATCGAAGCGACGCTTCATGGTTATGTTCGGTACCAGCACGGCAATGGGAATCTCCGTGCCGCGCTTGATCGACTTCGTGCCAGTGCGGCTCCGTTCCGCGCGCTTGAACCGGCTCAGGGCCGAGGCGTTCTCACGGAGGTTTTCTGCCATCAGAATGGCTTGGCCGTTTTTACGGATGAAATACGCGTTACCCGAGCGAATCAGCGTATCGATGACCCGCTTGAAAGCTCGACGACCGATGCGGCGACCTTCCTCGGTCAATGGAATCAGCATCCGGCCAGAAAGGGTTCCGCCCCGGACATGGATACCCAGCCAGGGAATCTTCGAGCCGATGAGAACCGCCGGCAATTTGTCGGGGTTGCGGTCATAGACCCTGGCCCGCAACGAATTCACGAAGGCTGCTTTCTTCACCGTGAAATCCGACTTCATTTTGCTGCGCACGAGATCGGCCACCGATTTGCCGCCGGCCTGCATGCCCGTGGCCACAGCCTTGTGAATGGCGGCCTGCTTTTGTCGCGTCCAGGCCTCGAGCGTGGATTTGTCGAGCAGGCCGGAAGTGGTCAGGGAAATCTTAAGCATCAAGGCGCCTCATGAACTTCTTGATGGCATCACTGCTGCCTTGTGCACCAACGCTCACGACCGACAACAGATTCGCTAGTCGCCGCGACTCCTGGCGATCGATCGCAGCGATGAAAGCATCGACCTGCGCCAGTGTGTAATTCAGAATGCTGGCGTAGGCATGCCCGGCATCGATCAAGCGCTGGAGGGCATCGCTCCAGGAATCCGGGCTCCCAGGCCTTGGCTTACCCGCGTCGCCGCCTCGGTCAGGCTCGGCAGCACGCGCTGGATAAAAAAATCAGCATTCACCTCGAATACCGCTTCAGCCAAACGTACTGCATCGTCGAGTGCCAGATTCGTCACCCACTCGGGCGGGCGACGACTGGCGATTGCGACCGCGTCGATTACCGCCTCACCATGCTCGGCCAGGAGCGCCAGCCAGTCGGGAGACGCCGACAGGCTGGCTGCCACTGGTTGCACGGCGCGAGCGAAGGCCGGCACATCGCCGACCTTGAGCGGCGTGAGATCGAGGCGTTCGCCGCCGATGACGAGCGTCACCGGCACCGGCGGCAGCGCAGCAAAAGTGTCGCCTCCCATCACAACAACACGATGCGGCCAAACTGACCCAGCGCACCGGCGGCCGCCTTGGTGAGATCTGCCAACACTTGACCCGACAATTCGAACTTCATTAATTCCGTGCCGATCACCGACAAGTCCTTGGTCGGATTGATGGCCACCCGATAGAGGTCGATCACGACTTCCTTGTTAGCGTCCGCCGTGTTCAGACCCTCGAAGCGCACCCAGCGCTCGGGCAGTGGCTGCGTGAACATCGCCGTGACGTTGGCCGCGCCGTAGCTGTAACTGGCGACGATGGCACCCGTGACGCCGGTGATGTCGTTAAACATGATCGAGCCGTGCTTGGCGTTGACCGTGTATTTTTCTGCCGCCACGGTCGCCGCCCCCGCCTTGATCACCACGGTGGAGACGTTTTGCTTGCCCAGCAGATAGAGCTTGCCGAGTTCGGCGGTGGCAATAACGGGCTCGTCGGTAACAGTGCCGGTAGTCACAACGGTGGTGGAACCGTAAAGCGCGAGTTCCAGATTCGACTGAATCAGTTCTTCCAGCGTGCAGGCAAACTCGCCCTTCTTGGTCTTGATGAGTTGCAGGTCGGTTAGTCGCTGGCCGGATTGGGATTCCTGATGCTCCAGGGTTTCGACCGACAGCGAAACCTTGAGGTCGGGGACGTTACCGACGAAGGTGAGCCCTTGCGGATTACCGTTGATGTCACGCGAACCGATGAAGACGCGTCCTTGTCCAGAAAAATAGCTCATGAGGTGTTACTCCTTGTGTGAGGTGAGTGGAGAGACTGGGGTTGCTTCGTTGTGACGGGATCGTCGTGGCTCTGCTGCCGTGGCGGCCTGGCCAACGCCGTACTCGATGAGCCAATTCGCCGTGCTGCCATCGACATCGATGACGGCACCTGCGCCATGCTCGACGCCGGCATGGGTGTGGATCTTGAGAAGTTCGATTTGCGGCATGGACTTATCCTTTCTGGGTGAGGTCGTGGGCAAATGTGCGGTAGGTGATGCGGTAGCGGGATGGCAGTGCCGCCACATCCATGTCGGCGTCGTCTTGCTGCCAGTCGGTGTCGGTTTCTTCCATCCCCAGCGCCAGGCCACCGAGCGTCACGTCGGCCAGTAACGCCGCGTGTGCGGCGGTCATCAGGCGATCGGCCATGGGCTCGGGGATTTCCGTCGCCGTTCCAACCGCCAGCGCCACGATGCGAATCACGAGTTCTCGCTCCGTGCGATCGTTGACGCGACGCACTGCTTCGGAGTCGGGAAACACAAGCAGCGTGGGCAGTTGTGCCCGATCAGTCGGCACCGTGGGTTGGCGACGGATCGTCGCTCCCTGTGCCGAGGCAACGAGCGTGAGCCTCGCCACCACGGTTTGAATGATCTGTTCGCGGATGCTCTGCATCACAACCTCGACAAGGTCGCCACCGACTCGGAACCATCCCGGATCTGCCGCACTTCGCGCACCCGGTAGGATTGGCCTGCAATTTCCACTGCATCGCCCTGGCTCAGCGTCAGACGCTCGCTCGGGTACTCGATCTGGTAGTCACGCGAGAGCGCCAGGCCATCGAGTACGCTGTCATCCGGCGCACGAAACGCCGCCTGCACCGTGACAGCTGCTGCCCCCGTTCCCACCTTGACGGTGGTCAGCAGTCCGCAGCGCGCGGCAGCGTCGTACAGATCAGCGACGTTCATTGGCGTCAGGCCGCTGTGAGTTTCACCAGCACACCCGGGCGATGGCACATCGGCAGCGGATTCGCTTGGGTATGCAGATCGGTGCCGCGATCAAACTTGCGGGGTTCCTGCTTGGCGTACAGCGGCTGGCCCAGTGTGTTCGCGGTTTCGTTGAAATCAGCCGGCGCAAAGTAGGTGCTGAAAGTGTCCACCGTGCCGATCGGGAAGCAATGTGCTTCACCCGCCGCGATGAAGCGACGCGTCGCACCCGTGGCATCGGTAGCCTGGCCGCGATACTCCTCGAAGGTCACGCCACCGAAGGTAAAACCGGCACGCATGTCGTTGATCAGCACGGCACCTTGCTGCCAGTACGTGTAAGCGTCCTTCACCTTGGCGTGGTCGGTCAGGGCATCGAAGAACTCCGGCGAGCACAGGCAGTGGATGCCGGTCATGAACTCACCCTTAAGGTTGTCCTCGAGGTGGCGCAGCACATCGGCACACTTCTTCTTGACGTTGGTGCCGGCGACGGCGAGTTCGAAATTGACGGTGGCCGGGGTGATGCCAAACTCGTCGTAGAGGTCGTAGATCACCGAGCCATCGGCATCCAGAATGACGCCCTTGAGTGCGCCCATGCGCAGGTGCTCCAGGGTGATCGAATGCTTGTTGCGCATGGTCTCCAGATGCCGCGCCATGACACCGGCCACGGACTCCATCTCGGTTTCCGAGCCAAAGGCACGGATGCCCTGAACTTCCTCGGGCAACACCACATCGTCGTGCGGGATGTGGGGAATGACGAAGGATCGCACGGTGCGCTTGCCACGTGCGCCAACCGTGCCGGGCGACCCTGGCGGCATCGAGGGCAGCAGGTTGAGCACCCCGTTTTGCTCTTCGACGATGACCTGCCGGGTACGCACGGGTTTGGCCGGAAACAGATTGAGTGCTTCCATGCGACCGTAGCGGTTGGGAATGATATTGATGGCCGACGTGAGTGCCGCCATCGAGAAAGCCGGGGTGTTGAACACATTGTTCATGGTGATGAGTTCCTTAAGCGGATTGACGGATGAGGATGCCGCGCGCTTCGAGGGTGGCAATGGCTGCCACCTTTTGCTCTGCGGTAATGCCGACAGGCCAGACCACCGCGTGCGATGCAACGATGGCATGTCGAGCGAGTAGCAAAGCGTCGTCGCGTTGGATCAAGGAGGCGTCGACCGCGCCCAGCAGAATGCCGGCGACGTCTTCGGTGCCATCAGTGGCGACCGGATCAAAGCGCTTCAGCTTGCCGGTCGCCGTGACGCGGCCAACGACCGCACCAAGTTCCAGGTTCTGTCCTGAGGCGACCGTGACCTGCTCGCGGGAGTAATTGAGGCGGCCTTCTTCGTACTTGAGGAGATCGCCGAGATTGACGGGTTCGCGTAGTGGCGTAAATTGGGCGTTCATGGATCAGTCCTTTCCAGTGAGTTTCTTGACGGCTTTCATGAGCAGGTTTTGCTCGGGCGATGCCGCCTTGGTAGCTGCATCGGGATGGATCACCGAAATGATCTCGGCGCTCTCGGCACGCAAGGCCAGCAAGACCCGTCGCACTTGAGATTCGCTGGCGCCTTCGGCAAGGAAGGTCGCAATGCGCTGCGGCTGACCAGCCAATTGGCAGAGTTCCGCGATCGCCAGAGCGTCAGCGCGAGCCGCTTGAGTCGCTTTTTTGACGGCATCGTCGACAACGTCGTCGGTCGTCGCCGTGGTGGACGACTCGGCCGGGGATTCGGCAGGCGATTGCGTTGGGGGCAGTGTCGGTGCTTCGGGTGCAACGGGAACGTCGGGTGTTTCGAGCTTCATAGGAATCTCCTGTTGAGAGGGCGCGGAAACGGACAGGCTGTGGGCCGCCGCATTCCGCGAGCGACGTGCCGTGAGAAACGAACTAAAGTCAGAGAGAACGGTGTCGAAGCTGGCTTGCGCATCGGCGAGCCCTGCGGTCACAGCGTCGGGGCCGAAGTACAGCCCGGCTTGGGTGGAACGAACGAAACGCGGTTCGAGGTTGCGCATCACGGCCACGTGATCGACGAAGATGCTGTAGAGCCGGTCCACCTCGGCCTGCAGTCGTACTGACGCCTCTTTGTCCAGCGGTTGGTGGGGCGAGAAATCGTTCTTTTGGTCGCCGGCGGTGATGGCCGTGTAGCGATAGCCCTCCTGGGCGTCACGCGCGGACTGATCGACGTGCATGGCAATGACGCCGATCGAGCCGACCCCGGCGGTCTGCGTCACATAGACCCGCGACGCCGCTGAGGCAATGGCGTAGGCCGCCGAGAATGCCGAGTCAGAAGCGATCGACCAGACCGGTTTCACCGCATCGACGACACGCACCCGCCCGGCGAGTTCGAACACGCCACCGGCTTCGCCACCGGGGGAATCCACATCGAGCAGGATGCCGGTGACACTCGGGTCGGACAGAGCTGCGTCGAGCATCGCGCTGATCTCGCCATAGGACGTAAGTCCGGACGCTGCTTCCATGCCGAGTGAGCGACGAACCAGCGTGCCGTAGACCGGAATCACGGCAATACCGGGCGGCGGATCAGGCAGACCACGCGGGGGCGGAATTGGCAGCGCGGATTTCGGATCTGGCCAGCCGATGCGATCACCCAACACCGCCAGGATGATGTCGAGCTTGGAACGGGCGACAAGGAGCGGCGTCCCGTACAGACGGGACGCCAGGTGCGGTAGCTGCATTTCAGTTTCCTTGCGGTTGAGAATCGGGTGGCTGGACCACTGGTGCCGGCGTCGGCAATTCGTGACGCGGGTCGGAATCAAAGACCAGGCCGAAGGCATCCGCCCGGGCGTTGTCGGCAGCGATTTCGCGATCCACGTCCTCGGCGTCGTAGCCGTTGGCCGAGATGGCTTCCGAACGGGACATGAGGCCCGAGCGAATCGCCGCTTTCATGGCATCGGCCTCCTTCAATGGATCGACCCATTGCCAGCCTTGGGGAATCCATTTGACGGCCTGATACTCACGGCGCTTGACCGTTCCGCCTCGGGCATAGCCCGTCAGCGTAAGTGAACCTTCGAGAACGGCTTGTGCCATCCAGGCTTGCCAGATCGGACGGCACAGTTGATGGACGATCACGCCATGCTGCAAGGCTTCAACGCGGCGGCGAAACTCCAACAGCCCGGCCCGGATCGAGGAGTAATTGACCTGTGTGAGATCCCCGGTCAGTTGCTCATAGGTCACGCCCATCGCCGCTGCCACTGCGCGAAACTGCATGCGCAGGAATTCCGAGTAGGAACCACCGACATCCGCTGGCTGCGAGAACTTGATGTCTTCGCCGGGTTCCAGAATCTGCATGGTGCCGGGCTCGAGACCGGCGAGCGCCACGCCGTTGGGGTCGGACAGGCCTTCGCCGAGCAGGTTGTCCTCGGGAGCGAGGCGCGTCACAAAACCGGCGAACATAGCGGCGGTTTTCTTGCGCACCAGTTCGGCGTCGTCGTACTGGTCGAGTTCGTTCAGTTTGACCAGCGCACGCGCCAGCCACGGCTCGCCGCGAATCTGTCCCGGGCGCAGTGCCCGGAATAAGTGAATGATCTCGGCGGCATCGACACGTACAGTCATAAGCCCGCCATCTCCGGACATCGGGGTCAACATGCCGTCCTCGGGATGCGAGCGGTAGAGGTGATAGGCCACGCGCCGTCCAAGCCGGTCAAACTCAATGCCGGCACGGATCAGGTTTCCATTTTCTGCCGTGGTGTTGAGTGTCACCGGCAGATGCTCGGCTTCAAGCACTTGAAGCTGCAGCGCCACCGGCAGTCCATCTTCGGGTCGGCGATAACGCAGCCGTACCAGCGCTTCACCCCCTTCCAGCATCGCCCGACAGGCCAGCGCCTGCAGTCCATAGAAGTCGGTAAGCCCTGCGGCATCGGCGTCGACAGTCCAATCACGCCACAGTGCCTGAATGGCTTCGCGTACCGTGGCCTCCGGCACCATCGATTGCGGCTTGATGCCGGTACCGATGGCGTTGGCCACGTAGGACTCGAGCGCCGAATTGGCCCAGGCATTGCGACGCACCAGATCACGGCTCTTGGCGCGCAGCTCGTGCTGGGTGAAAAGCAGCGCCGCGACTGCGCCGGGATTGCCGACCGACCAGGCCAGAGCCCGACGACCGCCACCAACCCCATCGTAAGTGGGCGAGCCACCGAAGAGTTTCCGGCCCATGCTGCGAAAGGTTTTGAACAAGCGCATCACGTGCCCTTCGACGTAGTGACCCTGATCTGCCGAGGTGCGCGGGGCCACAGACCGGTGTCAGCCGCTTGCTCGTAGAGGCCGCGTTCCACATCCAGAATGGCTTGGCGCAATTCCTCAACGGATCGGTACTCGACCGTCTTGTCGCCAAAGGTGACGCGCTTCTCGCCCTTGGCCAGCGCGGCTTCGAGGGCGCTGAGTTGATCTTCCGTATAGGCCATGATTTTTTAGGCGACCTTGGTGGCCACGAGGTTGCTGCCGGCCTTGACCACGGCGTTGGAGCCGGCAACCTCGGAGGCGAAGCGGATTTGCAGATTTCCCGCCGTAGCACCCGTAATGACAAGGATCGATGCTGTGGCGAGGGTGTTGGCATTCGCCACATCAACCCCGGTCGTGGCGGCTCCCGTATCGGCAGCGCGCTGGTTGGCCAGCGTGCGAGCGGTCAGCGAAGTCGGCGTGTTCCACTGCGCCACGACCGTCGCTCCGGCAGGCACCGTTTGGGTGAGGCGAATGCCGGTACCTGTCGCCGCCGTCTGGAACATCACCTTCGCATCGATCGCGTAGGTGCTGTTGGCGGCCAGCGCGATTGCCAGACCAGTGACGTTGGCCAGTGTCGTCGTGTTATTGGTGACATCGGCAGCAAGGCGAACCGTCGTCAAGCGCGTATCGGTACTACCGAGCAGGGTCATGTCGACCCAGGCCGTGCCATCGCACCAGTACGGCTTGTTGTCGGTGGACAGACGCGCAATGACGCCGGCCAGTGCTGCCGAGGCGGCAGGAAGCGCCGAGACGACCGGGGCTGCCCGGTAGGCCAAGTCCTTCACCGATTACCCCATCACCACAACACGGTAGGCATTGCTGGCCGGCGCGGCGGCGAAATTGAGTCGTGCCGAATTGGTCGTGGGCAAACTCACGTCGCAGTTCACCTGCTCGTAGTTGCCGGAGGCTTGATAGACCTGAACGAGGACGTCCCGCGTGGCGAAGTTGTGATTGACGTCGAACTGCGTGGCGCTGCCGTCACCAATGGTTGCCTGTGCGCGGCGGGTTTTGTTGGCCCAGGTATTGAGCTTCAGGGGCGTAACGAAACGCAGATCGTCGGTGCCACCATCGGTTTCCGCCTGCGTCGCTATTTCGGCGATGCCGGAACTGGTTTCGGAGGCGGCGCCGATCGCGGCACCGAACTGCAACCAGGTCACCGACCCGGTGTCGAGCACGAAATTGACGACCGACTGCCGCCAGCTCGTACCCGCCGACGTGCCTTCCTCGACCGTGGTGACCGCTTGTTCCAGTTCGTTACTGGTCGAGGCATCGAGACTGCGCGTCATGGCCACCGCCGCGCCGTTCCAGATGTAGAGACCGTTTTCCGATCCAACGGTCTGGGCCTTGACCAGGATGCGGTCGCCGACCGTGAGAGTGATGCCGTCGATCGATGCGCCCGGCGACGAGAGGTTCACGTTGGCCTGACTCGCCACCCGGCACGAGTCCTTCCACGCCAAGCCCTCAACCGCCGAGTTGAGATCCTGCTGGCGTACCGGTTCGTCCGGATTGACCGGGGCCGGCAGATTGCGGATGCGGGCGACGCCGCCAAAATCGAGATCAGAGAGTTGCTTGCGAGACATGGAGGTTTTCCTTTCAGGTGATCAGGTAAGACGAGCGATCCCGGCAACCGGGATGGCAAAGCGAATGACAAGTTGGTTGAAGCTCGTGTGCACGACATCGGCCTCGACCTCGTTGCCGCCGGTATCGAGAATCGTCACGGCGGGCCGCATGCCGAGGTTGTGATTGATCGTCCAGACCGTGTTGGCCAGGGACTGCAAGTGCGTATAGGCCACGCCGCCGCTGGTGCTCCCGCCGTTTCCCCGGGCGGCCAGTTCGTTGATCGCGGTGACCAGATTCGACTTGTCCAGTGTGTCCAACTGGTCGATGCCGCCGATCCGGGCATCGACGCCGGCAAACTTTTCGGCAACGCGTTCGACGAAGCTGAGGATCTGGGCTTGCAGCGACATGGCGCTCCGCTAAGTGGCGAGTTGGTTACGTAAGCCAGCGGCTGCGCACCAGGCGACGAGTTGGCCTCCGGTTGTCAGAAACAGCGAGGCCACCTCGCTGGGTGGCCTCGGGTTCGGCTTCGTGGTTAATCGGGTCGGGCGGTGGTGCCAGTCCGAGTTGCTTTTCCAGTTCTCGCCAGTGGCGTTCCTCGAAGCGATCAAGACCGGATGCGGCGGCTGCCGCGCGGGCATAGACGTAGCAGTCCAGTGCTTCGTTGCGCTCGCGCATCTTCTGCCACTCGCGAATCGCGAAGCCGTTACGGTCGCGCCGGGTCACCAGTTGCTCGGCGCAGAGTTGCTGGATGAACTCGGCGTCGACTTTGGGCAGATGCACGAAGCCGGCTGGATAGACCGTGTTCACACCATCGTCTGCCACATCGGCTGACTTGCGCAGGTTGTTGTAGAACTCCAGTTTGGCAATACCACCCGCGACCGAGAACACCTTGATGCCCCTGCGCAGTTTCTTACCGCCGGTGGTCGCATCCACTGCCGTCGGGGTGCCGACCAGTGCCGCGCCACGCGCCACACCCTTGACCGCCATCACGCGGGAATCG